GCGATGTCGATCCCGGCATTGCCGGTGAAGCGATCACGCTCGGACAGATTGTCTATTACAACGAGGTCACCGGGCAGTGGGGCAAGGCATTGGCGAGCGCCGTCGCGACGGCGGCACAGGCCGGTGCGGGCGGTCTCGGTTTTGCAATGGGCACCGCTGTCGGAGCCGGGCACAGGATCGGCATAGCAAAGCCCGGCGCGGTCATAACCCTTGGCGCGGCTGCGGCTCCGGCGGCGGGCACTTACTATTTCGTCTCACCTGCCGGTACTGGTGGCGGCATAGCTCCAGCGGCGGATATTACCTCGGGAATGAAATCGGTCGGGATCGCGGTCGGCATCGGATCCAATAACATAATGCTGTTCCGCGTCTATAACGGCGGAGCCGTCAAGCCATAATGTGGGTTCGTTTCCTGCGGGCTTACGATTGGAGTCCGGCAAAGTTTGGCGGCCGTCTGACGCAAGCTCACCAACCGGGCAATCGCCTCGTGCCAAGGGCTTGCGGCGAAGAAGCAATTGCGGCGGGTGCAGCCGTCGAAATCACAAGGGACGGTTACCATGGAAGCCGGGCGACTGACGGAACGGATGCGCTTTGAAAAGCGCGCGTCAATTGCTGGCGACGGCTATGGCAATTTCGAGGGCGATTGGCAGGCACAGTTCACGGTCGCGGCGCAGCGCCAAATGCTGCGCGGCGGCGAGACGGTGATCGCCGCGCGGTTGAACGGACGGCAACCGGCGATCCTGACTATCCGGCGCTCGGCGCAATCTGAAACGATCACGACCGATTGGCGCGCGGTCGATACGCGGGCGGGCGACGTGTGGAATATCCGCTCGATCTCACCTTCCGAAGATCGGGCAAGCTTCGATCTCCTCGTCGAGCGCGGGGTCGCTCCCTAAATGGCGCGCGTCTATCTCAAGGGCTTACCGCAACTCAAGGCAAAGCTGCGCAAGCTTGCCGAACTTGCTGAGCCGACCATGCGCAAGGTCATGGCCGAAGCCGCATCAAAGGTCGTGGTCGAGATCAGGTCGCGCGCCAAGTGGCAGCATATCATCGACTCTATAGGTTGGACGTTTGGCATTCCGCCTAAGTATTCGCAACGGCTGGCGCAGGTGCAGGCCGGTGGCTTGCAGGTGACGATCTATGTCGGCGGACCGGATGCGCGTGACGCGGCATGGCACGAGCACGGCACGCGGCCGCATATCGTCGGCGGTCGTTTTGCCGGTGCGGTGCATCCTGGCACAGCGGCGCAACCGTTCTTCTTCCCTGGCTGGCGTGCCAAGCGAAACGAAGTCCGCAAGATGCTGCGTGAAGCAATCCGCGCGGCAGTTCTCAAGGCGGCAAGATGAGCGAGCCCGGCGCCGCAGTTCAAAAAGCGCTCTATGACACGCTGCGGGTTGATGCGACGCTGGCCGCGCTCATGGGCGGCACGGTGCGGATATTCGACGTCGTGCCACCGCTGACGAACTTTCCCTATCTCACGATAGGCGATGATCAGACGCTCGATGAGGGCAACTTATGCGAGCCTGATATCTTCGAGCATTTCTGCGCGATCCATGTCTGGTCACGCTCGACGACGATTGGGCGCAAGGAAGCGAAAGACATTGCCGGTCGCGTGCGTGAGGTTCTGAAAACACTCACGGTGACCGGCTTTGATGTACGTTCGTCGACCTGCGAGCGGCTCGATCACCTGCGTGATCCCGATGGGCTGACGGCTCATTCGATTGTCACGCAACGGCTAATTCTCAACATCGTCTAACCCCTAACAATTGGAGTCCACGACCATGACAGCCGTCAAAACGCTGCAAGGCGAAAAGCTGCTTATCAAGATCGGTGATGGCGCAACGCCGACCGAGACCTTCACCCATGACTGCCTAATCAACACCGACCGGGGCATTGCGTTTGAAGCCGACGTGACCGAAATCCTCGTGCCGGATTGCGACGATCCTTCGCTGCCCGGCTGGAAACAACGGCTTAAGGATGGTCTCTCGGCGGAAATATCCGGCGCCGGTCGTGTTCACACCGCAAGCCTTGAGGCTTGGCATAATTGGTTTAACGGCGACATCCAGAAAAATGTGCGCGTCGAGACGAACGGCGTCACCGGCGCTAATGGCGGCGGCTATTGGCAAGGAGCATTCAAGTTGACGGCATGGAGCGTCACAGGTCCGCGCAAGAATTTGGCCGACGTCTCCGTGACGCTGCAATCGCACGGCGCCGTGACTTGGACGGACTTGCCGTAATGCACGGACTGATCACCGAGGAATGGGGCGACGGCGTCTATAGCTTTCGCATTGGCTGGGGCCAATGGAAGGAACTCGACGAGCTATTGCAAATCGGTCCGGTCCCATTGCTCAAACGGTTCCTATACAACGAATGGCGCGTTGCTGACGTGCGCGAGGTGATCCGCGTTGCGCTGATCGGCGGCGGCGCAACTCCGGTGCAGGCGATTAAGCTCGTCAAGCTGTACGTTGAGGATAGACCGATATCCGAAAACGTCGGTCTCGCCTCGCGCATATTGTCCGGTGCAATGTTTGTCCCGGAGGGCTCCAGCCTGGGAAAAGCGGAGGCGACTCCGAAGGTCGAGACAGACTCGATTTCGAAGTCGCCATTGGAAACGCTACAGTGATCGGCTGGAAGCCGCACGATCTTTATCAATCGACCTTGTGGGAATTCGCGTCAGCCTGTCACGGCTGGAACAGGGCGAACGGCGTCAAGGAAAAGCTTGAACCGCCGACCGACGAGGAATTTTACAACGCTGTCGCCAATGCGAGGATTTAAGTGGCCGAACTTGAGAAACTGATCGTCAGCCTTCAGGCTGATCTAAAGCAGTACGAGCGCGAGATGGCGCGCGCCAATAGCGTCACTGTTTCCAAGCTGCGCGGCATTGAGCGGCAAGCGCAGGCGAGCGCGACACGCATTCAATCTTCTTTCTCGCGTGTCGGTTCAAGCATTAAAGGCGGATTGCTTGCGGCGTTTACTATTGGCGGTTTGACCGCGCTCGCTAGAGAAGCGCAAGACGCAGTCAGGGAAATCGCTGACCTTGATGAAGCGGCAAAGAAGGCAGGTGTTTCGGTTGAGGATTTGCAGCGGTTGAGTTTTGCGGGCCTCGCTGCGGGTCTCACGCAAGAGGACATAGTCGGCCTCTTGAACAAGTTGAATCGTGAACTTGCGAAAATGCGTGACGCCGGAATTCCAGTTCAAGACACCGTTACAGAATTTCTAAAGCTTGCCGATGCTATTAAGTCAGCCGCAGACCCGATTGAGCAGGCTCGAATTGCGCAAGAGAAGCTCGGCAAGACAGCCAAAGAGGCAATGCCATTCCTCATTCAGGGATCAGTAGAAATAAAGAAACAGATGGATCAGGCTGCCGTTGCTTCAGCCGAACTCGCGGCGGCGGCTGATAAATTCTATGACGAATGGGCACAGACTTTTAAGAATTGGGGAACGCTATTCAATAAGACGATTGCCACCGCTCTAATCAACATGCAGGCGCTGTTTACCAAAACGGAGGAATTGTCGCTCAAACAATTGGAAACGCAGCGCAGCGCAGCACAGCAAGTACTCGACGCGAACACCTTCAGTGCGCCGGATGCGCTTGATGATTTCATAACGAAAGTGCAGGACCTTCTCCGCTTGAAAGAAGTACTAGGCACCGACGTTGAAGGTGATATCAGTTCAGCCCTCGGCGGCCGGGAAGCATTAAGGAAATCGATCGCTGATCTTGATGTCTTAATTGCAAAAAAGAAGGAGCTATTGAAACAGGAGGGCGAGCCGCCAGACCTCATCAATGTTCCTGACGATGAAGATATCGCTGCGCTAAAACGGACACAAAAGGAAATCGAAAACGAGCGCGAGCGCATAGATGAACTCATTGTTGCGTTGCAGGGCGAATACGACGCGCTCAATACGACTCAGCTACAACAAGCGATTGATACAGAATTACGTAAAGCTGGCGCCGAAGCGACAGAAGAACAGCGGCAGGCAATCATCGAACTGGTGACCGCTATCGAAGCTCAGACCAATGCGCAAGCGCGGGCGGCACTTGAGGCGGAGAATGTTATCAACGCGCAGAAAGAAGCTGCAGACAAAGCCGAAGCCGAAGCTAAGCGCATGGAGGATGCTTTCGAGAGTGCCTTTTCAAGCCTTGTCGAGGCAGCGGGTGACGGCACATTGAAGCTAAAAGAATTGCTATCGGTTCTCAACAGTCTGCGCGATCAATTGCTGCGCATGGCGGCGGAAAAAATCTTCCAATTAGTGCTCGGCGCACTCGTTGGTCCGGCCGGAGGCGCTCCCTCAACTATCGGCCTTGTCCCTGGCATGGCAGGTCGCCAATCAGGCGGCCATGTCAATCGCGGTGATCCCTATACGGTCGGCGAACGCGGGCCGGAAATCTTTGTGCCATCGCAGTCGGGAACGGTCGTCCCTAATGGCGGCGGCAGCGGCGGGCGAAGCGGATATGGCAAGGTCGTGATCAACAACTATGGCGCGGCCATCGAGCAATCCTCGCGGTCGGGAGCCAGCGGCATGAAGGATTTGATCGTGACGGTGAAGGCAATCACAAGGTCCGAGGTCCCTGCCTTGCTCAATGAACACGCGACGATCATCGGCGGTCGTCCGGTCTCACGGCGGACGGTCTAATGCCAGCATGGCCGGAAAGCTTACCGCGCTGCCCGATAGGCGGCTCATACAATTTCACGCCGTCGGGCAACGTGGTCGAGACGCCGAACGACGTCGGTGACGTCATTGCTCGGCGCCGGTTTACCGGCACGACGATGAACGAGACCGGCACCATGGTCTTGACGAACGACGAGGCGGAGACGCTCTATCAGTTCTGGTCGGTGTCATGCGCTCAAGGCGCGCTTGAGTTCATCATGCCGTCGTGGCGCGATGGCGTGCTGCGCGACTATCGGTTCTCTCAGCCACCGCAGTTCAATCGCACGGCGACGCGGGTGTTCTGCTCGTTGTCGCTCAG